CGGTGACGGTACCGAAATAGCGATTACCTAAATCAGCATCACAAGTGCTTACATCAATGGAAACTTCCATCCCTTCGATTAATTCTGGCAAGTTGTAAGTTTGGCTTACAGGCTCTGCTTCCAGTGATGCCAGTGCAATTCGTGCCAGTTCCATTTGTTCGCCACGAGTAAGTCCGTTATCAAGCGGATTTTTAATGAATAATTCGATACGTTCTTTGGTTATAGCGCTCATATCACTCTCCTTTGATGCGAATGCCAGCGACGCGTGGCACATTAACTTCCACGATGCGCACAGTTGGTTTGTACATCTCAATCGCTGTCAGCCAGTCAGCGCCAGTCATGCGCTTTTCTGCATCGCCATTAGTCCACTTAACCGGTACACCAATAGCCTTCATCGCGATTTCTATTTCCCCGGCAATGGCGCTTTTTCCGCAACCAGTAAAACCAGAAACAACGACAAGAACTTCGCCTTTGGCTGGTTTTATTTCCCGCGCTTCCAGTTCTGCTATGCGCTTCTCTGATGCTTCAAGTAACGCCTGCTTATCGCGTAGCGCTTCTTCCAGTTCAGCAACATGGCACTCACTATCAATAAGGTTGTTCTCTGCGGCTTCCAGCTCAACACGCAGCTTCCCTACCGTTAGCGCAATATCCTCGTTCTCCTGATCGCGGCTTTTGATGTATTGCAGGTTTCTTTCCCGTTCATCCAGCAGTGCCAGCACGGTAGCTGGATTGGCTGCGGCGATGAATTCAGCATTGGCCTGCTGCTCCATTTGGAAATCTTCATAGAAACGGCTTTCTGGATGCGCTCCTTCAATTCTGCAAATGGGAATATATCCAGCAACTTCACGATGAATTAGTGCATCATCACCATCAAATCGGCCATCTCCATATTCGAGCGACCACTCGCCACACGTTGCTTTCTCTGCCGCCTCACGCAGTGCCTGATAGTCAATCTTGCTCACTGGTTGCCTCCTTTGCGAAGCTGGGCGGCGATATCTTCGAGAACGCCATCAGAGAATGAGCGGTCAAAATCGCCTTCCGGCGCATTAGCCATAAACTCAGTAGAGGTAAGAATCATCCGGGCAATATCCGCGGCGTTCTTCGCAGTATCATCAATAAAACCAGCTTCCCAGGCAGCCAGCATTCTGTTCGCCACAAAGTAAGCGCCCTCCTTGCGTGCTTCAGTCTTCACTTCAGCCAGGAAAGCATCGGTGGCTGGCATATTTCCTGTTGCCTTCATGGCCTCCAAAATAACCAGAACGCCATCTCTCCCAACCGCCTCACAGATAACCTCGGTGTTGTCGCCAACAACATCGCAGAATGCCTGAACTGCCTTACGAGCCAGCGCACTCTCCGCCGCCAGCGCCGCGCACTTGGCCTCCGCTTCAGCAAATTTACGCACCAGATATTCAGCGTTTGTTTCGTTAACCTTTAAATCGCTTGGGATGCATTTACCTTTCAGGAATCCATCCATCTCAATTAGTGACATTTGTTTCATTTCTTCCCACTCCGCAACATCGCATTCAGATATTTGTTTTGATTCACTGATGGAAAAGAATTTCTCTTAAGCAATTCCTCTCTCGATGGCATTGGCTTTACGCGTTGGCGAATAATCATTTCTGCCGGAAGAATGCCGGGATTGTATGCAAGTCCTCTCATGGTAAATTCCTCAGTCATTACTGATAGCGCCATAGCGTGAGCGGTAATTACGCAGGCGCGGGTCGATATATTCAGGGAATTTGTCTATTGTCGCTTTTCGCAACGGTCTCATTGCTGTTTCGTTTGTTCGGTCCTTCTCCTGTTTTAGCGCGAGTTGTATATCGCGTCGGTACATCCGTTCTGCTTTTGTTTCTGGTGTCAGAGCAAGAAACGCGTCGAAATTGTTTTTGATATTTTCCAGCACCTCCGCCTTGGAGCTACCGGAGCAATTGCGCGGGTCATCCGC